AGTGTATTCTACTTTTTGCAGTAATATATAACTCATTATAATTTGTCCCTGCTATATAAATCTGCGTTTTGTATTCACTATCTTTTTCAAACAAAATATATCCTGGATAAGTATCATTCCCTATTTCTATAAAAAAATTATCATCCCCAAAATGCCCTACACCTCTAAAAAATGGGTCTTCGCTTATATCCACCATCTTTGTGCCTGATTTATAGGCTCGTAAACCATTACCGTCCAAAATACATCCAGTGGAAGGATTAGAACCTGCCTCTAATTGAGTAGTAACAATATATCCTGCATTGATTTTTGAAGCAGATAAGTCAGCTATTTTAGCATTTGTTACGGCTAAATTAGCTATTTTGGCATTAGTAATAGCAGCATTTGCTATTTTGGCATTTGTTACGGCAAGGTCGGCTATCTTAGCAGTTGTAATGGCAGCATCTTTAATTTGTGCTGTATCTATTAAAACATTTTTTATTTTGGCAAAATCTACATCTATTATTTTACTATCAGGAATACTACCATCATTTATAGCATTCCCATCTATATCTAAAAAAGGACGGCAACTATTACTTAAAACTATACCACTAGTATCAATTTTGATATGGTTATAAAAACCTTGTTCTGGAAATTTTCTTTTTAAATCTCTACTGGAATAAATTAAATCACCTTTCCCGTCCGTAATAGTCATTAATTTCCTACCTTTTTAACTGTTTTAATACTTATACTTAAAGAATATAATTTAAACATAATTCCACTACTGGTTATTTTAAATTTATAACTTCTATCTCTTAATAAAGTAGGTGGAAATATTCTCCATCTTGTTAATTTCATACCTTAGCTTTCCAATAAACTGTTCTGTCTTCTGTTACTGCAGCATCTACAGTAATATCAAAACTCGTAGCACCCGGGTTTGTAACATAAGCATCTTTTACTTCGCTATGAGTGCCAGTCAACTGAATATTAGTAGGAGTATCAACAAGGCCATGATTTACCGTTACAGAGGTATTGCCATTAGTGATTGTAGCTGAACTTTCATTTTCGGTAACATAACCAATATTATTTTGCACTTTAGTATTACTGCCAACCTTAGAAACAGCACCAGAAGTATTACCGCTAAATTCATTCAATTCTATCACATTATTATCGCTACCAGTGTATTCAAGAATGCCATATCCTCCATTATTTTTAATGACATTGTTGATTATACGAGTATGACTTTTTCCTCCAATGAAAATACCATGATTACCACAATCTTTTATTTCAGCAAAACTAATATCAATATTATCACTCTGAACATTCACTCCATATCTTCCTGCATTATGAATAAAAATATTCTCAATTTTTGTCTTAGTTATGTTCTTAAGATACATTCCATCCTTATCTGCTCCCGTCGTATCTATTTCACCACCTATCACCTGAAGAAAGCTTATACTAGTAGCATCGTAAGTATTAATACCATTTTGACCCGAATTATAAATGTAAGGAGAAATTATATATACTACAGTTCCATCACCATCAATGGTCAATCCATTAGCAGATGACCCAGTAATTCGGGGATTAATTAAATGAAAGGATGTATCAGCAAGATGAATTCCATTCTGAGAGTTATAAACTTTAGGATTAACAATATAAATATCCTCACAATATCTTGGAGTTGTGGAAGCATGGCAATCAATCCCATAAATAGAAGCCGAATTCACATAAGGATTGATAATCCAACCATTATGCACGCCCTTGAATTGTAATCCATCTCTTGAAGTTATATTTGAGATTTTTGGATTTATTATCCAAACATAATCACAATCCTCAATGTATATCCCATATCCACCATCTGTAACATTGACATCTTTAACCTCTACATCAATTATTCTCAAATTAGTTATATTGTAAAAGGCAATTGGAGTGGCATAGCTGTTTTGAGAATCAAAAATCCCTCCAATTATAGTAATATCATTACCCGTAGTTGTTTTTTGAATGATGGCATTAGTAAAGGCAGATTTTATAGTCTGCCCACGGAAATCTAAAATTATATTGCTTGCAGGTTCTACTTTATTAGTCAAAGTCAAATCACTTATAACTTTGATTAGACCTGATTGATTGTTTATAGCAGCCTGTAATACAGAGTAATCATCTGTGCCTGCTGTGCCTGAAGCAATCAAATCGCCTTTATAATCCCTTGCAATTACAGAACTACCATCAATATAAACAATTGCTGAATATGCTCCTAATCCACTCTTTAATGTTCCATCTTCATAATGTCCTACTTGTAAAAACTCATTTAAAATACCACCCCAGCTATCTTCATCTTGACCAATTACTGGTAACCTTGCCATATTTAAACCTCCTAACTATCCTTCTCCATAATTACTACTTCCATAAGTTCCTCTACCATAACCACCAAATGTAGTAGAGCCGATTTCAGTTTCATTTTCTAATTCATCAACAGCATAAGCTGTAATAGTTCCTGGTCTTAATTTTTCAAATGTATATTCCAATACATCATATAAAGCCTCATTAAGAGGGTCTGCTTCAAAGAATTTGGTAATTATTTCTACATCAAAACTTTCTATAAAATTATCAGGGTCATATAAATAAAGATGCCCATCATTCCCACCTAAAATAAGCTCTTGGGCATCTGGATTGTAATAAGCTGATGTTATAGTAATTGGGAAAACTAATTTAGTCCAAGCTTTATGTATAACATGATAACACCAAGCATAATTTGAGTTTTCAAAAATAAACCATAATTGGGCATGTGGAGGATAATAAAAAGCAAAAGCATGGTCTTCATCTGGAGAAACAAAATTTTCTCCTATAGGGTCACTTAATCTACCTTTACCTGTTGACCGTCCTAAAGCAATTTGTTTTATTCCATCATTATCAATAATAAAAACAAACGAGCCAATAGTAACAATAGAATAATGATTTATTGCAGATACACCTTTAACTAACTGGCGTAATTTACAATCAATAAAATCTAATAAATTTATTTCTTCTGGGTCTCGGCAAAAAGCAATAACATAATCACCAACTGAAGTTAATCCAATAACATTTCCTGTATCTATACGCTTTGCCCAGTTAACTGGATTATCTGTATACCATCCTGTTTCATCTCCTACTCCACTGGCATATACATAACTTGGATTATTTGAATCTCCAGAAACAATTAAAGAGGCTGTTTGCATTATTACCCATTTTGCTTTAGGAGCGTAATAAGCCCTAAAAGTCCAATAATCATCTACTTCATGCCCAGTAGTGTTATCAAATTTAATTTGAATACCATTATTTAAATCCTGCCAATCACCAGTAATACTTACTCCTGTAGCTTCCCAAGTATCACCACCATCATCAGACCATTTAAAAGTATCAGGACTACCCTTAGCATCTATTTTAACTACATAATCTGTATAATCAGCAGAGCCTGTATAAGTTCCCTGAGCACTTAAATCGTCCAGCGTTCCATCACCACTGGTAAACTCTGGTAAACTCACACCTGTTATAGTCTCTAAATTAGTATAATCATAAGATTGTAATTTACCTCCAGAAGCTATAATAGCTTTGCCATTAAATAAAGCTTCTGAAGAAAATATAGTAGGGCGATTAGTTCCTGTTAAATTTCCTATTGAAGTAAATGACCAATCTGTAGTGCCTTGAACGACTTTATATAATTTATGTCCTGAAGTAACTAAATATTGTTTTTTATTATTTACTTTATCATATATAAAATAATGAATACAATCTATCGGATTTGATAAAGCAGTGGAAGTTTTTTGAGTTAAACCGTAGCGAGTTCTTAAAACCCCATTTCTATCAAAAATAACATTAGTTCCTACTGAAAGAGAACCAACATCTTCTTCACTTACATACCAAGGACTATTGGCAATATTTACTCCTTTAAATTTTTTAATAAATATATATGTTTGTCCTTGATGTTTAGAAGACCGTATGCTCATAAGTAGTCATTCTTCCCTAATTGTGTTAAATTTTCTCTCCTTAAGTTAAGTGTGCTTAATATATTCATAGTTACAAACTGTAACCATTTACTTTCAAAATCAACATTAAATTCATCTCTATTCAAAAGCCGTCTTACAATAGCTTCCACATAAATATCATCTAACATTCCTTTAAATGGCATATCATCATTCTCACTTGAAACTTCTTTTCCAATATGCCAATACGGCACTTTTATTGTATAAGTATCATCTGGAGTAGGATAAAATCCTATATGATTGTTTTTAGTTACATAAAAGTAATAAGGTGCAGCAGAATCAGTTGGTAAATAAAGAATTTCTTGGTAATTTTTTTTATAAATAGGAACTTTACTATCTCCATCTATATAATAAGCTGTGTCATCTGGAGTTAACATTTCACTTGCTAAATCAGCATATTCTGCCGTGCCAGCAATAGTTGTTATAGTGCCTTCTTCTCTAGATAAATCACTCTGGTATTGAGCAAGAATTTTAGCAAAAGTTTTGGTTGTTCTATTTATCCGCCTTATAATCTCTGCGGTAGAAGGTCTTGAAGTAGAAGTTATTGTTATACCCTGCCCTAATTCATCCCCAATATATTGAATTATAGTAGATACTTGAGACAATTAACTTCTCCTATTTTAAAATTGGGGAATAAGGCAGAAGTTAATGGGTAAAAATCAACACTTTTTATACCTTATTCCCCAACAAAACTTAATCATTATCAGGCAGTTTGAAAAATTCTGCTATTACCCAAAAAGTAGCTTGGTCTAAATCAGTGCTTGGAATAACATCAATTGTATCCGCTGAAGCATATATTTTCCCATTAGCACTGGCATAAGCACCATCACCAATGGTAATCGTTCCAGCAGAGTTCACATTAGCATCGGTATCCCAACCATCATCATCGCTACCATCACCTACTTTAAGGGTAGCAGCCGCACCTTCAGCAGTAACATTTATCACAGTAACACGCCTAACAAGACAATTCTCAGGAATATAAAGCACTGGGCAGGTATCTCCACTGGCAAGATTATGTTCACTGGTATCTACATAACAAAGACAATTACCCTCAACTGCCCCTACTTGTAAATTTGTCCTGCAATGTTTTAAAAAATAACTATCAGTTGCCATTTGCTATTTCCTCCTTTATTTTTATTTTAATTAAGATTCAAAAGTTCCTCCCCAGCCATAATAAGCCACAACTTCCCATTTGCCTGTCTGGGTAGCTTGAACAGTAATACTTTCATAGTCAGCATCCAAAATAGCATATTTACCAGCACTACCACCAGCAATAGTTTCACTTCCATTAGGGTCAATACGAACTTCTTGGCTTGCTATTCTAACAAAAGTATATTTCAATCCAGCTTCAGCAGCAGGCAATGTAAATGTAACTGTGCTGGTAGCACCTTTATTGGTAAAAACAGTAAACGAATCCTCTTTAGTAACAGTGTAATTACTTGTCTTATCCACTATTCTAGCTTTACCAAATATATTAATCCAAGCTGTATTAGTGCTATTTCTCATCTTCACTATATAAGGAGTAGCAGAAGTATCCACCCAGATTAAACCAGCCCATGCAGAAGCAGGCTCATATGGACTGATAATATATTTTTCTATTCCCATAACCTTAACCTCCCCTATTTTTTCTTCCTTTTAGCAGCTAATGTTTTTCTTCCCGCAGCTAATGCTCCCTTAAAGGCAAGAGTGCATCTCTTGCGTTTTAAAGGAGAATCTCCTTTTTTGCTCTGGCAAAACTCTCTAGGCGTCATACCATATTTGGCAGCCTGTTTTGTTAATGCTCCTTTTTTAAAAGCAATAGGCTTCTGCCCTTTTTTAACAGGCTTAATTACCTGTATTCCACTAGGAGCAACTGTCTTCCCAGGTCTTTTTTTAGCTCTTGGCGTTTGTAAAAAAGGGCCTTCTTTAACCTTCTTTTTCTTTTTAGCCCTAGCCATCACAAACCCTCCCCTAAGGCTGCTGCAACATCAGCTACAGTCACCACATGGTCTGCTATATCATAAGCTTCAGGAGAATTGCGATGTCTTTTAAGAAAAATGCTCTTTAACTGCCTAATCTTTTGTTTTGCCTGAGCTTTGGGAAGAACAAAAGCTACATCCTTATTAACAACTACCTCAGTCCTATCTGTCGCTGGATTAAAAAAGAATTTACAAAATATTTCAGCCTTAATAACATCATTAGGAACATGAGCACAATACTTATATCCTTTATAAACTCTATCAAAAACCACATCTACAAACCTGCCTCTTATCTTAACAGGTATAGATGGATAATTTTGATAATCCTCTGAAACGGGACCAACCCATTTAATTACATCAGAAGCTTTTATTCCTAATTTTTCAAGTGGAGGAGCTGGCTCACGCAGTTTTTTTGCCTTAATTATAAGATTACCTTCAGAATAAGGAGAAGCTTCCTTTATTACTTCTTCCTTAATCTTTTCCAATTCTTCCTCGGATAATTTACTTTTTGGCATAAAATCCTCCTTGTTTATTAAGCATAACTATTAGCAGCAGTCCTAATAGCTACAGTAGAAAAGTCCTTGGAATTAAAAACAGTCTTGGCTAATGCTCTGGTTTCACCAACAGCAATACCATATTTATGCCCATAATCCCAAGTCTGCTCTCTCCAATCAAATTGAGGAATAACTCCACCTTTGGTCTTGCCCCTACCTAAAAGAGCTGCTTGAGCACCAAGCAATAAATTGGTAGCTCCATGAACATCACCGCCAGAACCCCAATTATCAGCAGTGGGTATCTTATCAGTAGAATAAACAATAAGATTATTGTAAACAAAAGCAGCCCTCTTAATCAAAGGATTATCACTATTTCTCTGATATACACTCTGCCCTAATGCACGAAAATCACTATCATATAACTGCATATCAGATAAACAATGCTTGTGCAAAATAACTATATACTTCTCCTCACCATCTATTATTAACGGAGGAATACGAGGGTCAGCTACACTTTCCGCATAAGTAGCAGCATGCAATAAAAGCTTAAGATTGCATAAATCACTAGACTCTAAAGTAGAAGTAGAAGTAGCATCCCCACCATATATAACCTTGGTCGGAGAACTGGCTAATGCACTAAATATAGCATCACCCGTTTCCTGCCTCTTCCAAATTCCTAATACTCTCCTCGCTGTCTCCCTCATATTAAAGGCAACCGCCTTCTCTTCCATATTACCATAAAGACGAATACCACCACGATACTCATGAAGCGTTACGTCCTGATAGTAATTGGTAATATTCATCTCGTTGCCTTCTAAGGTATCATCATCAACAATCGGGTCTCCTTCAGGCACCATAGTCAAATAAAACCTCATACTATTACCAGGTTCCCTCGTGAAATCCTCTATTAACTGTATTACATTGTTCTCATCCTTCCCCACATAT